AAGAGAATGTTCTATATCGGATCCCACAGCGGTAGCATCGATGACGGATATCTTGGTTCCGGAATAAGATTCATGCGAGCATATAATAAGAGACCACAATCCTTTAGAAGAAAAGTTATTGAATATATTATCGGCAATAAATATGATGTTTTAAAATCTGAACAGAGATGGTTAGATTGTATAAAGGATACTGAGTTAAACTCAAAATATTATAATCAGAAAAAATTTGCGACAGGTGGATCTGTTGCTGGAAGAAAACAACCAAAATCCGAGGAACATATTCAAAAACTTAGAAAACCAAGAAAAGATACATCAAATTTTCATTCACCAAAATCCGAAGAACATAAGAAAAAAATCTCCCAATCCTTAATAGGTATAGATAGATCGGGAGAACTCAATGGAATGTTTGGTAAGATTCAATCAACAGAAACTAAACATCTTATGTCAATTCGGGCCAAAAATAGAAAAAAATTAACATGTCAATATTGCAATAAAGATATGCCGCCAGGTGCCTATAGTAGGTATCATGGAGAAAAGTGTAGGCTAAAGAAGATCCCTTAGCTCAAGATACATCTTATGGTACTTTTCAATGCGTGCCACATCCTTAGCGGTAACACCCTTCAAACGACGAATATCACTGTTGTGACGCAAATCACTAAGTTTGGTGCGAATAGCATCGGGGTTAGCTTTGATGCGAACCATGTATTCATCGTTGGTTTCCCCGGGTACCTTAGTCATGGCACGGATACCTTCGATTACACGATCACTAAATCCAAGTTCGCGTAAATCAAAGTAAGTTACATCTGTGTCCTCAACCAAGTCGTGACCCAGTGCGATACACTGAAGTTCCTCATCGTCAGATTTTAGATAGTGCATAACCTTCAGACAATGCAGAACATAGGGAACACCACCCCTATCAAAAACGCCGTCAAATTGGGTTGTTACCAAAACAAGCATTTTGTTGAGCATTTCGCCGCGTTTCATAGAATTCTCCTTAGTGATTATAGTATAACACTAGGCAATAATTGTGTCAACAAGCAATTGTTGGGTGTATTTCTCTATGAAGAATTCGGGTGGCATAATATCGCCATAATATCTATACCAATTTGGCCGTTGATGTAACCGTTCGGATATTCGACCAACATTTATTTTAATTTCCCTAATTGTTGGTTTCCAATTGCCGATAAGTTCACCCGGTATACCATGATAGAATCCCGAGTAAGAATCATAATTGGAAATATTAAAGTTTCGTTTTTCAAGTTCTTCGGTCAGTGCCAGATGGCGCCGATATAACCATTCTATTTTATCATAGAAGAATGTTACATGTCCTGTAGACATTGTATATTCCGGAACCGAATTTACCCTCATGCTTATCATATTAACAGTATTAGACAGCCAGAGCTTTCTGACCTTCGCTGGAATCATTTTGAGTTCGCGCCACTCGGCGAACAGATGTTGATCGGCTAAATCTTCAACAGGAACTAAGTTTACTCGTGTCATAATAAATTGTATGGTGCGCTGAGTGGGAATCAAACCCACAACCCTGAGTTTTAGAGGCTCGTACTTTATCATTAAGCTACCAGCGCATGTGAGCCCATTTTAAGGGCTCTCCTATTTAATGTCAATAGGTGTGTCTATACAAGTCCCATTTACGGAAAAATGTACGCTCTCGATCACTAATGACAGGTCTGGTACAAATTGCACTATAACCCATATCATTATCCGGTTCAAAGAACATGTGATGGTCGATTCCAGCACAATCAATCTTACGAGAGATCATCTTGAGATCGTGTTCATCCTTGGCAGAAAGTAAAATCAAACTCGAAACATGCTTATGTTCCGAATGATTCAATAATTTGCCTGCTTCATGACATGCGTGTCCGAGTTGGACAATCTTTTGTTCGGGAGAAAGGTCCTCCCTAATAAAAGTATAAATGTATGAATTCATTTTATTCCTGCATCCTTTGTAGTTCGTGCTGCATCAAGCAATAGTTTTAATTCATTAGCATCCAACCATTTTGCAAAATTAGAATACTTGATTGAATTAAGCGCAGTTTCTAATGCTCCGTAAGGATACGCACCATTCTCAAGTTTGACCGTATTTGTAATTGGTTTGAATGCTTTATGCAGCCGTGTCTTTGCGCCTTCCGGTACCTGCTCTTTATAAAGGGCGCGCCAGATGCAGAGTGCAGCAATATCTTCTTTGGTGATTTCGCGGGCGGCAGCAAGTGCTTTCCACTGCGGACGAATGTCCTTGATTGGCTTTGTAGCCTCCGAAGTAGTTGTGTTGGCTTCGGTTGTGTCCTTTTTGGACTTGAAAAAATTAAACATGATTATCTTCCTTAAAAATTGATTTGATTTACTAACAAAATTGCAATGCCGAATAATCAAATATTCTTAAGTAGAATTAAAATAGACCTACATCATAGTGGTATTCTCCGTTGGTTAAATTGTAACTGTATTTATGAAACGAGTAGACTGATCTCAGTTATAAACTGAGTGCGACATACCGCCCTTATACTCGTTTCATAAACACAGTAGGTACTTTCCAGGTATCGCGCTTGCCAGGCCTCCCATTAGAATCTAATGGTTGTTCTACTTTAAAACTATAGTATACCGTGTTTATGTCTCTAACAAGCCACTACTTTAACAATAATGGCTTTGCTTGTCAAGTCACCAGTTCTTACAATTTTGACTGAATAATAAGCATTCAAATGCTCTATTATTATATTCAAATATAAGTATTTCCTGATTAAATCTTTCCTTTAATTCAAATATACAATCTTCATCCACATCTACATCATAATGTGGAACCATTAATTTCTTACCATAGGTATATCTATTGATATGTAATATCTGGGCACCATAGGCGATTAATGTGTCTAATACATTATCATGCGCAATGGATGAAGTGTATATTGTATATTTCATTAGACTAATCGCAGACTTGTTCCACAATCAATGCAAAATCTTGCATAATGTTTATTGGTCTTACCACAGGTTTCACATTTTGCATTAGTTTTGACCGTGACTGGAGCAACAATGTTGATTGCTCCTGAACGTCCAGCTAATCTGATTACAATAACATGCGATTGTGATTCAGCTTTGAATCCATATACAGAGTGGAACTTTTGTTCAACCTTCGAACCTGGTACAGTAATACCAACATCGTTGGTAACTGTTACATCGGCCTGTGGAACAGTCTCTGTTGAAAAACCATCCATTGTTGCTGAATTATATGATGCGGCAGCTTCTTTTAAAGATCCACTAATGGTTGCGGATGAGTTAGATGCGTTAGCCGCAAATACATTGTTCATTGTCTGTGTAGCATTACCGCCGACGCCCGCACCTCGCATAATACCATTAGATTTTACCGCAGTTGATCCAAGTTTTACATTTTGGAGATCACCTGCTGTACTAGTAATGGAACCATAGATTGGACCATCGGTATAATAATACGGGAGTTTGTAGAAATATCTCGGACTACGATAATACTCATCCCACCAAACATCACGATGATAGGTTGTTGTTACAACCGGTGCCTCTTGCTCAAACCAAAACTCAACACGGACTACACCGTCATCCATTTTGATTCCACGAGGACCATCTTCAATTGCTGCTGTGCGCTCAATGAACTTAAAGGCATTACCTTCATTCATATTTCCGTTGCGGATAAAACGCTTCATTTCAACTTCATTGTTTGCGTCAACAATAATTTCTTGTCCACCCAGGACATCTTGTCCATCAATGTGTAAGGTAAATTTTGCTCTACGTGAGTTGAGATTTTTAACCAAGACGCTGAATTCGCTTCCAAATGGTAATGCGACTAGGTCTTTTGCTTCTCTGAGAATTTTGCCGCCAGATTTAATAGCGACGACGAATTTGTTTTGATACATCATGTTTTCCTTTCTTACAGCACACAGACTAAGTGCTCAAAATTGTTAAAGTCTGTTAGGTGCCCACCGATTGGGCAAAAGTATTTATCTCTCACAAATAATTTTGTAAAAGAAAATGGGCCCGAAGGCCCATGGTGTTTTGGTTTACAAGGTATATCCTACCCCGGAGACTGCTGTTTCTTAGGCAGCTAGAAGCATCATATCGCTGTCAGCCAAAGCTGATAGGTCAAGTGCTACTGTCTCGGTTGTATTTGCGTTTGCATTTACGAGTTTTGCTTGATTTACGGTCATCGCCTACCGTGTTGTCCATCTCAATACTCATTGCCCCGTCGAAGCCATTTCATCCCCGTATCTGGTACGGTTAATTGGTGGAGATGGGGAGTATCGAACTCCCGTCCGGAACCTCTTTTTATCAACTTCATACAACAATAATTGCTGGCGGTACCGGGTCTAGGGGGCTTTCACCCTTACGATACGGTACTCTTACATTCCCCTTTCGCTACCAACAATACAACTATAACAGAAAACTGCTATATTGTCAACCTATTTATCCTCAGTGAAACAAATATTATCAATTTTTATTCTTAGAATTGATTGCCGTATACTATCACCATTCGGTCTTATATATTGAATATCAGTATATGCTTCGTCTGTGTATGGCGTATCAGGACTAAGAATCATATCACCTACTCTCAGTCCAGCTTGATAGGCAGGATAATAGGTCGGAGCATGTAATATTAGACCAGTGATAGGATTATATATGATTCCAATGCCTCTATAATCTTTATCCTTACCACTACAGATTCTTGAATCTGATGGATATGATTTCTTTGGAATTATGCTGAGTTCATTCTTTGTTATTACGGATGTCTCTAATGCCTGCTCTTTTGGAAGCAATCTAACCTCTATTCTTTCTACGGCATCTTTTTTAGTTTCGGCAATAGGATTTGATTTGGGCGGTTCTTTTAGAGTAATCCGCGTTGAATAAAATAAAACAAAGAAATGAATTGTCACACTTGCTACAATTGCAAATATCAGGCTATTGGACAAATTATTCTCCTTACCACATTAAATCAAAAAATCCTTTTAGCACCTTATTTACTGATGCTGACTTTCCAGAGATATGATCTTTTACCACATCGTCTTGAAAACGGTATGTTCTAATTTTATCTCCACGCATACCAGATCCGACTTGCTGCCTACGATTAGCATCTATACCAATCTTAAACTCTTTATCCGCGTGTGAATTAAGCGTTTCTAACAGTGCTGCTTTCGCCTGTTCTTGGCTATTTTGCCGTGAACGACATTGTGCCGTGGCAGTCTGACCAGTGGGCAAATATGTTATTCTGCACGAATTTTGGTGTTTATTACGATGCTGTCCACCAGCACCTGTGCCGCTATACCATTCAATCTTAAAGTCTGAATCTTTATACTCTTTTACCTGTATTTCAGGATCAGTGATAGCTACTGTCACGGTGCTAGTATGAACTCTACCTTTACGTTCTGTGGGCGGAACTCGTTGGATACGATGACCACCTGCTTCATTCTCTAATTTGGATAAATCTATACCAGATACTTCTATATAGATTTCACCCAATGTATCCTTTACTAAGTGATTAATTCAGCCTACGCGATCAAAATGTCGTTGGTATGCTTGTGCTAAATCCTTTGTAAATAAGGCACTATCTTCTCCGCCTTCCGCGGCACGAATTTCCAAAAGTCTTTTCATATTACCTCTTATTTTGTCTTCCAGCTTCCATCTGCTTGACGACATGCAGTTCCATATACCTGTTCCTGTTTTCCACCAATCCATGCAGTTGTTGTATATTCGCGGCAAGGATGACCACTCGATTCATATGTACGAGTTGGAGTTACAGCATATTGATTTCCAGAATCGGGATTTTTCCACGATGACGCTTGTCCACTCGGAGTAGTCTCAAGTGCCCTTACTACTTGTGTATGGTCTTGTCTATCCATATGTCGACCAACATTTCCACCAACCATTGATCCTACCATAACTCCAACACCTGTTGCGAGAACTCTGCCGAATCCGCCACCAACTTGATGTCCGATAACTCCGCCGGCAACGGCACCGATTAATGCACCACTCTGTTCATTGTTTGTTGCACATCCGGTAAGGGATAATACAATTACTATCATTGCTAATTTACATTTCATTTTTATCTCCAAAAAAAATTTGATTACCCTATAGCCGGGGTTCTGTGCCCTTACGGGTGACAACCATTCATCTACGGTATTTAGCCGTCCTCCCCACCTTTCAAAATGGATCATAGGTGCCACAACCCGAACCCTCGGCGAACAGCGTCAACGGGTTCTGTTTGTGTTGCTGCGGAGTCGTTGTGGTACAAACGTATAGAGCTTCTAGTGTAGGGTTCCTCGAGGCTTACACCCATAAAAACCAGGGGCCATATCATCCTTTTCTTTATGGCAGACATTAAAGATATACTTCCACAGAGCGACAAGCCCTGTTCTTTGCAGCCCCGAACTTACCTCTAATCTTTCGACCAGCAGTTGTCCAAGTAATCAAATTCTTTCATTCTTCTCAATAGTTCATATTCAATATCGTCTTTCTCGAAGGGTGGGAGTGGTGGGGTCTCGAAAGGGTCATAGTGATTAACCCTAACCCAACATTCATACCATTCGAGTAACTGTCTATTGCGTATATTTTCTATTTTCATGATTGTCAATTGTTTAGTTGAGATACTATCCGGATGATGACCAAATCACCCTATGATTATTTACAGCCCCGTATGCAGACGAGCCGATCGAACTCATGTTAACGACATTTACGGTCGAATAATATCTCAGACCTTAGTATAGCTTAGATTGCTATTTGATGCAAGAATCCAAGGCGGCTAACAGCTCTTCCTCGTATCCAAGATGTAATTTTCTATCTGCCAATAAAGCTTTTGATTTTTCAAATATATCTTGTTCAGCGGTAGCCTTATCAAAACTAAAATCTGGCTTAGATGGAACTTCTGCTTTACATGGAACAGCAATAGGTACTTCAACCTTCTGAATCACTGTACTAATTACAGGTCCATCGGTAGCACAGGCACCCAGAAAAATTACCATTGCGGTAATTATAAGTTTATTTAACACGCTGAAGCTCCTCATTGATTATAATATTTGCAGCATCGCATCTTGATACATTTTGTGGAATGGTTCTTTTCAATAAATCAGCGGCTTGTTTCCTAAATCCATCGGCCTTGACTTTTGCTTTAGTAATTTCTTGCTGATGTGATTTTTCACGGGTATCAGCATCAGTCTTCATTTTTTCAATTGCCGAATTCTGTTCTGTAATTGCCAATTGCAGACCTTTAACGGACGCTTGCGAAACTGCTAATTCTGCCTCAAGTGTTTTCTTTTCTGCTTCGCAGGTTTGTAAATTACTTCTCAAGAAGAAAATGTATGCCCCGAGTACAGCAATAGCAATACCCATTAAAACATATTTATTTGTCAATAATGATAACCACATAATATAATCTCCGTTATTGTATTTATCATCATTGGTTGCTTGTGTTGTTATCTGTCCTATACAAATATATCTTAATATACCGTTCTACTGTGATAAATATAAAAACATAGTTTAATGGGGAATATACATATGAGAATTCTAAAAGAAGATGCTATTCTTAAGAATGGAAAAATTGCTAAGATCTTCTACAGCAACGGACTTACAGAATGCAGGGCAACACCAATAATGCTCAGGGCATCGGCAGAATTAATAGAAAAGGGATTTGCTATAGAAAATGGAGTAGGAATCTTCAACACAGCTGAAGTTATTTGGGCTGAATGTGATGAAATTCCCATTGGCGGAATATGTTATTATAAATATCAATTTGGTGTTCTACAAAATTGGATATTGCTAAGTTTTACAGATCCAGCGTGGAGAGGATTGGATGTTTATTCCATGTGTCATATCGAATTAGAAAAGTTAACAAAAGAAGCTGGAATAAATTATATTACGGGACTAGTTCATGTAAATAATATAGCCAGCATTAAGTCCTGCGAAAAAGCAGGAAGAACTGGTGATTTCTACCGAATGAGCAAAAAATTATCTTAAAGTAAATTATGAAGAAAATATTAATATATTTGCTATTAACATTATCTACCACAGCGCATGCACATAAAATCGAACTTGTTAATAAAGACGGATATATGCCGCTTTTAATCGATCCAAGAATAGTTTTCTTTGTAACAAAACAATATACAGATGATACGATTGCCCCAAAAAATACAATCGGCTTTTTTATTGTCACAGTGGATTGTAAATTGAAACTGCATAGACGTACCCTGACAGAAGTATTTAATCCTATAACCAATACACACCACAAACTATTCAAAAACAACGAAGAAATAGCCACAACAATGAGTGCTAAAGAATTTTCTAAAATTGATCCCGAATTGGTACCTATTACAGAAAAACTTTGTACGACAATGATAAAATAAAATGTTACATATAAACTATTTTGGAATGAGTTTTGTTGCTGATAGAGCAACAGATGTTATCTTGTATTCCTCCAGATCAAATGAAACTGTAAAATTTATTGTAAGTAGTATTCTTGATACATCGGCTGTACAATACGGAGATTATATGACAAGGAGTGTAAATCAAAATTGGTTTACCGATCAATATTGGATCTATCACTACGGTACAGGACAATTTTCCGAATACACCGGTACAATAACTCCGGAATTAATTAAGAAACGTGAAATTGCCCAAAGGCTAGCAAAAGGGTTTTATCTTCTGCTCGAACAGGCAACAATAGTCGGTAGCTCATATGATAACCTAAGCGACCTTACTACCGATGATTTACCGATGTTTTATCAGCACAAGGTACAATATATTACAGAATATGCTCGGTGCATGAATATGAGTTTTGAGGTTGCCAGTAAACATCTTAATTTCCTAGCCGAATCTCTTTTATCAGTACACTTCAGAAAACAAACACTAATTTGGAAATATAGTAATTCATTAAGACTTGTTGAGACTGAGCAAGAATTCTTAGCCTGGAAAACCACGGTTATTAATGAAACTGTTAGAATAGGACAGGTATGAAAATTATCTATTATATGCCCTTGTTTTTAAAAGAACAAGCTCAACGGGAATCAAACAAGAAATTATTAGATTTTTGTGAATTATTTAAGATTGTTAGTCCTAACGCAAGCCTGATCGACAGAAGTAATGCATTAGAAACCCCATTTGAGACTAAAATACTATATGGCATTCCCCCGAAGCCCGAAGGCCCGATTAATCTCCGCTATGATGAAGTATGTATTAACAGAGCCAAGGAAATATTGAAGGAAAGTAAAGATATAGTTATATTCTATAGTGGTGGCCTGGATAGTACCGTTGTTGTTCTTAGTTTCTGGATTGCAATACAAAACGGTATAGGAAATTACAATCAAATTACAATTGCTGCTAGCCAACATTCTATTATCGAAAATCCAAAATTCTGGAATAAAATCATTCTTCCATATTTTAAACTTACATCAGCAAATACGGCATTAGACAATATAAACAACCCAAATACAACCGTCGATCGATATGTTATGGGGGAAAATGCCGATCAATTATTTGGTGGCGGACTTCTACACCATGTCATGGATTTCTTTGACGAGGAAATAAACGAAGATAATATTGAAAAAATGTTTATTATCAGTAAGGTAAATGAAACAGCAAAACCATATTTACATAGAGTCCTAAGAAATTTAGTAGAAAATGCTACCGTACCACTTAACACAATGGCAGACCTGAGGTGGTGGTTAAATTTTTCATGCAAATGGCAATCTGTTGCATTAAGAACATTGTGCTTTACTAACTTTCTGGATGTCATAACACACGATTCTGAATTGAAAATATTTGATACATTTTTCAATACTCCAGATTTTCAAATTCTATCATTATTTGGAAATATGCCTAAATGGGGATCACCGCCAAGCAGGTATAATCATAAACTGGCATCAAGACTGTTTATAGAAAAATACATAGATTTAGGTAATTATACAACAACAAAGATAAAGGTTCCTTCGCTATACAGAATACTTGTAACAGGTACATACAAATATAATGCATTAGGTATCGAAGACAACAGAATATATAGAATTCAAAATATAGAAATTAACAAAGAATGACTCGACTAATAGATTACGATAACAAAGATTCTCGAAACGTGTGTTTATCCGTTCCAAGACATGTACGGTGGTCATTTAATAAAGAATATTTTTCACCAATTTCTAATATAGATGGCAGTTCTTTCGAATTTACATATACTATAGATGATGACTTAATTACATCTGATTTAAAGTATGCAATAAGAAAAACAATTACAGATTTACACAGCTCGGCTAACATGCCCCTCTCTATTTGTATATCAGGGGCCGACAGTGAAATTATTGCTAGAGAAGCAGCAACACAAGGAATACCATTTGAATTATGGTTTCTAGATATTTGGAATATTAATTCACGGGCATTAAAAATGTCTCAAGATCTAGCAGCCGAGTTAGGTACAAAACTCAATGTAATTTCTTTATCAAAGGAAGAAGCATTTGATTCTGTACTAGAAAAAAATTACAAAAATTTACAGGCAGAAAAGCCAACATATCTATGCCTGCCATACCTACTAGAAAGAATTCCATTTAATACCTATATTATAGGCGGCGAGGGTGATCCACAAAAAAGTGGGCCGGATTACGAATCTTTAGCTAATAGCAACGGTTCGTATAATGGCATACCGATAAGCATTACAGAAGTTTATTATAGACAATGGGCTCTAACGAATCACCGAGCATGTGAAATGTACTTTTATGCTTCGTCACCGTTATTATTAAGATCTTATTTTCATCATCCACTAATGGTTAAAGAAAATAAAAGAATAGATACCCGCGTTCTAGTCGATACTCTCTGGCCCGACCTGATATTCAATTACAAGACTACAAATTGGGAAGATTCACTGGAATCTAATTATGAAATAAGAATGTATATGCGATCAATGAATAAAAATAAATTCAGGAATAAGCCAATTACGTGCTTAACGAAAATTTAAATTGTTTGAATTCCTAGCGGACCCTTAATGATATCCACTGATGTATTGTAATCGTCTTTAAGTACCCAATATGTATTTAGGACAGAATCAATATCATATTCGTTAAATGCTGCTTCACTTTCCCAGATTCCTGTCCAGGTAAGTGTTAATCCGTCCGGAGATATTACTGTATCCTCTGAGAGTACTTTTCCTGTAGCATAATATGCTGCTATCATCCTGTCATGAAAGACTGATCTAGGAACAGCTAATGTAACTTCAAACCACCAGGCCACTAATGTACTTGGTCTTGTATAAGATCTTGTATATTGAATCATAATAATTCTCCCATTTAAACTATTTATCAAATGATACTTATAAGAACAAATATTTAAATAAATATACATATAATTTATTCTGGAGAATCATGATTAAAAAAATCCTCCTTGCTGTGCTTACGGTATTAGCAATGAATTCGTATGCCGATAATCTTACAATACTTGTTGGATTTCCACCCGGTGGTGGAAATTATATCGTGGGTCAATTAATTTCCGAAACCGGTATTAAATTAGGATATAAAAATGCAATTGAGATAAAGGCAGGTGCTGGTGGTATAATCGGTATGAATGAATGTGTCTCGAGGGTCGACGATAAAAATCTCATTTGCATTACCAGTCAGGCACAGTATGCCTATTCAATTATTCCAAGTCTAGACGAAGTTAGAAAATTTGATCCACAAACTCTAACATATATAAAAATGGTCGGATTTACACCAAATGTATTAATTACAAATCCAAAGAATACAAAATCATTACCAGAGGTTCTAGGCGATTTAAAATCTAGCAAACCTGTATCATTTGCATCCGGCGCATTAGGTTTAAGAATATTATCATCTCTTCTTATAAAAGAGACAGACTCTAAAAATGCCATTATTGCCGAATATAAGGGTGTCGGACCCGCTGTTATAGATGTGATGGGCGGACACGTAGATTATGCGTTTGTTCCATATACTACAATTCAATCTCAGGTATCTAGTGGTCTCGTTCGTATCGTGGCAAATGCTGGTGCCGATGCCGACGAACTTAAGGAGTATCCTAAATTAAGAAAATTTGTACCCAATATACTTGAGGATTCTACTATGTTTGGGTTTGTTACAGGACCCGGAACAGATGAAACAACTGTTGCTTCGCACAATAATATGCTAACTCATATCTTAGAAGATAAACAGTTACAGGAAAAATTTAAGAAAGTAGGCATATTTCCTATGCCTTCTAATACCACTTCCGAAGATTTTAGAAAATTTGCTCAGGAAGAGCGAACAAAATTCACAAATCAATTAAAACTTGTTCCTATCCAGTAATTTCGTTCCGAAGTTCTTCGAGCGTGCGTACAACTTCATTACGGTAAGGTAATCCCTGATATTTCTTTTCCAAAAATGCTTTAAATTCGTCAATCAATGGACGAATAGTTTCCATTCCTGTTAATTTTTGCCTGGCAATTAAATCTGGGTATGCTTCTCTATAACCTATTAGTTTAGTAGAATTAACACCCAATTTACCATAATATTCGTCGTTAATTAATTTTTTAAACCAGTTAAGGTCGATATAAGACAACACTAATCCGGGTGTCCATTTAAGCCACTCTCCTATAGCTGGACGATTAATATAACGAATATACTTTGACCATCCGGCATCGTGCTCATAGCATTTAAGAATCCAGGTTCCGCGAATATTATAATTATCATGTGTTCTATACCATGATTGGTCGCCCGAACAGTAAATGGGCAATCCTTCTACATAATTAAGAAATTTTAGTTGCGGTAATGCTGCAGGAACATCAATTTGGGCTTGTTCGGAAATAGTTTCTGCATCATTTTCGTAAAATTTCTTAATATTAAAATCTATCAGATTATATTTAATATTAAGGGAAGTACATATAGCAATTGCATAACTCACATCAACAATATTAATGTCGTCCTCATATCTTATTATGTAAACATTAGGATTTGCACCAATATTAATATACGTCCTTAATACGATTTCACTTTCTGAGCCACCGCTAAAAAGAATAGACGGTCGCAAATCCGGAAAATAATCTAGTGTACTTTTTGCGGCCTTTTGCAACTCATTACCAAAATTATCAACATGACCATAATATTTAGAATATCGAGTTTTAAAGGCGAGGCCGCCGGTTTGCCTACCGAATAATTCATCATCACCATATTGCCAACTATACCAATTATTTTCGGAGGTATAAATCATGACTCTTCCATCTTAATTAATTCATTACCGTATTGGCGACCCAACCATTTGAAATTGTATTCTGCTACTTCACATAGTTTATTATAATTCCACTTTTCATCTCCAATAAACTTATTATATATTTCTTTATGTGTTTCGGGGCCGATAGATCTATCAAACATCTGATCTTTCACTTCGGGATTACCTACAAAAGCATCTTTCATGAAGTCACTAATATGTTCAAATACTCGGTGATTTCTATACAATACCGTAATGGCAGCATCCGATGGATTAAATGTCCATTTTAGTTTAATTGAATTTGCTTTACATATTGTTTCAATAAATGCAAATCTCTCCTCGAGGATATATTGCATATTATGAATATTATTTAGTTTCTTGTTAGCTTCGAGTTGCATAAGCCAAACTGTGTGTTCTTCATCATCAACGAAGTCTGCTCGCCTACAGAAGTTCGCTGAACCTACTCTGGAACTTACATTATAACAATTACCCGATTTATTTACAAATTCAGACCCATCGAACCGAGGTATAGTCATGTATACCAATTCAGGTGCACCAAAATTTTGTATATACGAATATAATCGTCTTATCATTGTCGGCAAACCCGACGCAACCGTTCCCAAAGCAATAAAAGGTTGATCTCCATGTAATTTAGAATGGACAAGTTCTGACCATCTCTGTGTCTTATCCGTAAGATTAGTCATAATATCACATGTTCCAAGAAATATCACCTTACTTGATTGTAATTCATCACCACGATATCCTTGTTCATTAATTTCATGTCTTATTTTCCAATAACTTCCATATATATCCGTATTCCAGAAGCGAATATGCAAATCTTCTTTTTCGTTCCAATAGGTCATACAATGAATTCCTTTACTGTGCTATAACGATAACCCAATAATTGATCACCAAGATAAACAGATATTTTGAATCGACGATCTCCTGTTTGTTCGGCTTCTGTTATACGCATTGCTGGCATAATCTGATTTTTAATAACAGAGGAAAACACAGAGGTATCTGGCACTTCAAATATAACAAAGATGACTTTATCTTTTTCAGTCATGGTGCCGTATACTTTCTCAAATCCTGCCTCTATAACGCCACGACAATGATCGGTAATATTATAGCAAATATTGAAGGGATTGATTTCTTTTTCTATATCATATCTGGTAGCTGTTCTATTTTCTAAGGCAATACCGGTTGGAGAATAGGAAAAATAAAAATGAAATTTCTCTGTATCAAATTCTCCGGTAATATGTCCATCGAGTTTATTTGTACTTACGGTAAATTCTCCCTGAGATAGGAAGGGTTTTCTAAATTGAATTTTGAAGTTCTTAACATCTTCAAAAATTTCAATAATTCTATTCAATGCATCCGATATAACAACTGCGTTGTTAAGATAATTTTTATCACCTATAGAGAAGAAATTTGCTAACATTATAGTTCCTTTGTTTGAAAGTAAGATATAGGTATATACGAAATGGTATCGTGTTGCCCATTATGCTTCTTCATATAGTTTCGGAGTATAGAATCCCATTCTTGTATCTTTTCAAATCCTGTAAATTTAGGTCTATTTTCCATATTCGGAAATACCTCAGAAAAGCACCGATGTTTATGTTGCAATAAAATTTCTGCCCTATCCTTCATTAGACTCTTTACTGATTTCAGTTCCAGAAAAGCTGCTGTTAGACGGGAATCTAATTTTACAAACCTAATAATTCCATTTAGATTATAAGTTTCACAGAATATATCAATTGACCATTCTCGTTGTGTATCGGCACAATAATATTCGCCATTTCTTAATACAATATCTATATCTCCTAACCCTGAAATAAAGAAATACCCATTATCACTGGCATATTTCATTAGATACATATGCCATGCATATTGCGGCGAAAACCCTTTAGAAAATATCGAATATTCTGTCAATAATTGTGCATTTTTATATACATCTAAATTACAATATTCTATTTCGATACCATGATTATGACACCATTTTTCTGCATAACTATAATCATGTTCATTCAATATTATTGTTTCTGTAGCAACCTGTACTTGTAATTTACCTATCAAAGCGCGGAATGGTATTTTAGCCTGATATAAAGATTCAGCAATAAGCTCACTATCAAGTCCACCACTCATTGTTACAATAATAGGCAATCCTTTCACATTCATTGAAGCTGCCTTATGTGCAGCCATAATACATTCTGTTCTAAAATCATAGATAGGCCAATCGACCTCATCATAATAGAAAATAAATGGATCAAACTGATATTTCATAATTCTAGATAGCAGTATGCATTTGCTTCACTGGTCTCGCTCTGCTGCCAATCCGAGGTCAATATAAATCCCACTGATTTATATGTTGGCCAAGATGTTTTTCTCGAATAACTCCATATAGAAGAGGCATTATATTCCCTAGCCTTTGCTATCGTTGCCCCTAGAAGTTGTTTTCCACGACCGTTTTTGCGGAATTCCGGCATAATCCACAGGCCGCGCGAGCGAGCACTACCATCGACACACATATGCCCGCTATTGACGCCTATTAGTTCGTTATCTTCATAATATCCAATATACCATACTGGTAATAAAAAGTTGCCCATATCATATTCTGTATAGAGATGAAGCATAGCACTATGAGTCTCTATAGCAGATACACGACCAGGCCATAACTTATCCCTCCATATAGGAAGAATAGTTTCAAAATTTATTTCTTTTATCATTATATGCGTATTTATCATAATAAAATTGCGGTCACAAAAAAGCCCGCTACTGTTTCCAATAGCGGGCTTCAAATATTCTAATTTTATATCCAGGTTGCTACACCTGTCTTCTTATCGTACGAAAAACCTCTACAATCACCGTAGGATTTTTTCCAAGGTGCGGCTTTAAGTGCCTCGTCCCTTGTTAACCCCTTCTCAATCTTTACCTTAGTAGCCTTGATGGGCTTAGGTGATTCAAACAATTCTTGTAGCTTCATATTGCTATTTATCACTGGAGCCGCCAAGAGGAATCGAACCCCTATTTGAACGTTCGTAGCGTTCCGTCCTATCCGTTGAACGATGGCGACATATTTGGCAGGGGAGGAAGGGATCGAACCTTCTAACCTGGTTTCAAAGACCAGTATGCATACCATTGCATATCACCCCAACAGATTCTGGTACCCCTCCTCGGATTCGAACCGAGAACCTTCAGATTTTAAGTCTGACCGCACTGCCAATTAGCGTAGAGGGGCAAATAAATTGATATATGTTCCACTTTTACACATTACTCGCAGCGAGTGTTTATATGTGCTTACCGGGCCCCTGGTATGCTCAACAGGATGCCCCCGTATTGCACATGAGTGGAATAGCCTGTCTAGGACTTGTTCATAGTTACCGCCGGCCCCCACAGTAGCTACTCAGTGAAGTCAATGTTGGCTATGGTCCCGTATATCAAAACTGGAGGCCAGGGTTGGATTCGAACCAACGATGTATACCTAGGTAGTTTCCCGCTTTGCAGACGGGTGCGTTCGGCCGCTTTGCTACCTGGCCAATTCATAGTCTAATATCTAATAGTGTAGAGGCCACTTTGATCACATCTGGGGACATACCACCAGCCATTAGGCTAGCTTCTTAGACTTTTTTAACGATATCAACACCAAGTTCTTGTGATAGTCTTGCTAACATCTTTTCCTTGGATGCCTTATCATTGAAATCTTTCTTAAATTTACGTTGAAGTGCTGCTTCTTCGCGCTTTTTCTTTTCTACTTCTGCGCGTTCTGCTTCAGCCTTTGCAATAGCCATATAATCAGTGATAGTCTTGGCAATAAATTTCTTCATATCACTCGGACGTTCTAATAATGCGAACCCAAGCCTTGATGAGGCAAACTTCAAAGTTTGAAATTCTTCGTCGGAAACATCTTCCCAATCAGTGATGCTATCAATGATCTTACTATATTCATCGTCATAATCATTATAACAACAATCGCGTGTCGTAATAATAGCAATTTTGTGTGTCATTTTCTATCCTTTATATAGTCAGAGTGCGCTTTCTTTTCAAGATAATAGTTTGAAATTTTGTTTAGTTTGCGGTAAACACTCTTTAGAAACTTGGTGGGGCGTCCGGGTAACGATCCTGGCGGGCGTTAGCAACGGATTTACAGTCCGCTCCATCTCCTTAGTGGTCTACCACCCCATGTATCTGCTGTCTTTCCAGCTGCCATCTAGTTTCCTATCACCAGCAAATCAACAGTTTGGTAGATCCTATCAGCATCGAACTGATATCACTCTGCTTAAAAGGCAGGTCTCTAGCCATTTGAGTTAAGGATCCATATATTTGGTAGGGCTGCAGGGAATCAAACCCTGGTTGACCGGTTAAAAGCCGGATATTCTATCATTGAATTACAACCCCAATATTACTTTATTTCTTTACTTCTGTCAATACCTTGTGTCCATCTCCCTTATGAGCAAGTGGTTGTGGCTTAACGTCTGCCTCTTTAGCTCTTTGTGCCAATGTATTTTCTAAATCCTTCATATTGCCAGCTTGCATACCACTTATCCAGTGATACAACGACGGTGTTAGGTAAAACGCAAGCTTGCGGTATAAATCGCTGTCGCCTTCGGTATTCTGCACCCTTACTTGCCATTGCTGAGCAAGTTCCGCAGCTATTTCTAAATGTTGCTTTATTTGGTTCAAATCTTCTTGCATGCTATTTCTTTTTCAATTTCGAATCAATTGTATATTTGATTGCTGATCCACTATGAAATGCTTCATTCTTCTTAAATTTTGCTCCATTTATTGAAAATGGCTTCTTTACCACATCACCATTCCACCAGCCACGTTCGATCTTTATAAAACCGTCTGTCCCGAGTTGTTCTCTCAACTTAGAGAATTCTGGATGATCAATAGATCTAACAGAGGTGTAAGAATGTCCTTTAAGCTTTTGAATCAATTGCTCATCCTCGGGCAGACTCTTTATGTGATCCGTCACGATTGTAATGGATGTTAGATATTCTGGATCGATTATAAAGTTCATAATTATTTGGCGGGTGATAGAGGATTTGAACCTCTGGGGCCACTTGCGTGACCCGACGGTTTAGCAAACCGTTGCGATAAGCCTCTCTGCCAATCACCCATATTTTATTATACTACTAATGCCTTCTCTTTAGCAATCATCTCCATATGCTTTCTGATATAGCGCATGAACAGCATTGCCTTATCTTCGTTTAGAAAGACACCGTCACCGGCATCTTCAATGGGAACAGGAAATTCAAAGCCATCTTCGGTCTTATACCAGAGTTCTCGTTGGCGATAAAACATAAATGTTACTTTCTTTCCGTCTCTCACCATATCCTTAATGCTTAACATCATCTTCTCCTGTAATTGAGCCGCTGCGTCAGGAATCGAACCTGAATCACCAGTAAGGACGGAATCGAACCGCCTCGTCGGGTTGCGCGCACGGTCCCGGACACCAAGTCTCACAGCGATAATTGGCAGGGGATGACAGAATCGAACTGTCGGCTGCTGGTTCAGAGCCAGTTATGCTTCCATTGCACCAATCCCCGATTGTTTTTGGCGACCCTACGGGGAATCGAACCCCGCTTTTCAGCGTGAAAGGCTAACGTCCTAACCGATAGACGATAGGGTCATGTATGGCATCCCTATCGGGATTCGAACCCGACTTTCCACCTTGAGAGGGTAGCGTCCTAAAGCCACTAGACGATAGAGATATAATTATCGACGCTGCTTTAATCCGGGCCGCGTCACCACCCTTCTAAATTTGGACCCTCGTAGTGGAGTCGAACCACTGTAAGCTAGTTTCGAAGACTGGCCACCAAGTCCATTGGACGAGAGATTGTGTTGGTCGCGTAGACTGGATTCGAACCAGTGTATTCATCCTTATGAGGGAGGCGCTCTAGCCGCTCTGCCACTACGCGAAAATATATTCAGGATACAGTTTTTGCTTTTTATCAATAAAAGTTTTTAATTTGCTGTATGTACCCTTTAGAACTTGGCGGATGGCGATGGATTTGAACCACAACCCTTTGGAAAGAGTCAAATATGATTCCAGTGATTTGCGTGCTTGCCTATTGCACTTCAACCATCCGTAAAAGAAATTGGTGCGGGCTAAGGGAATCGAACCCTTGACTGGTGGATGGCAACCAACGATTATACCATTTAACTAAGCACGCATATTATGGCGGGAGAAGGGTCGTGTCGATCGCCTACCGATTCTTCATCGATACATCTGTTTTCAAGACAGGGGCAGAGGCCGCTCTGCATCATCTCCCAAATAGTTCCCAATGCTTGCGCTAATACTATGCCTATGGGGAGGCCGAATTTTTATTTTAGTTCAATATTCCACTTATCGGCATACCTCTGAGAAAATTTTCTAAGTTCTAAAATTTGATTTTTCTTTAGTATCTCCCTTCCAAAGTCCGACTCGCCAACCGAAATACTTAGAATATATTTGTGTAAATTAGATATATCTCCTACAACAAATTCTTCTGACAATAATTGTGCCGGCAGTTTTTTATCACCAAACATATTAATTGCATTTCTGTCTCTTGCATATGGAAGAGTAGATGGAACACCGTCGTGTCTAGCACTATGAACATATTCGCCATCTAAGGGAATTATTTTGTATGTCTGTGCTAACTTAGTCTGGTTCACAGTTATGACCACATATCCGTACTTTAATAGTTTGTTTCTTGAGAAACTATTTCCTTGTACTTTACCTAAACCAGGAATATTATGTGTCCAACTTGCAGGAAGAGTATCTCTAGTAAATACTGACCGAGCCTTAGCTGGGGTCATACCATGATACAGCGGGGCGTCACGTCCTTCGTTAAGTATTTCTGCTAAATTCATTCTATATTTATCTGTATGGTACCCGGATAGAGAATCGAACTCTACATTTTTCCACTTGTAAGGAGGATGGCTTCACCAGCTGCACTCTCCGGGCAAATTTTCTACGACATGTGGTTTGGATTAGCCACGTCCTCCACCGTTGCGGGGTGGCGCTCTTACTCTGAGCTAATATCGTACCTGTATAAGACTGCCCCATACTGTCAGGGGCGGAAGTGATACCTCCGACGGAGGGAATATTAACACAGTCTTAGTGAATGGTGGACCGCAGCGCCCGCGAAGCGCTCGTAAGTCATGACTTGGGAATACAATTCCCACCGTATTTGGCGGCCCGTTTGTCTGGTGGAACCTACGGGATTCGAACCCGCCACTCTCTCGAGCTACTCCAAGGACTCACTTGGCATAATGCGCCTAGGGCCAAGCACGCCACAGATCCCAATGTTTGGTACCCCACGAGGGATTCGAACCCTCACACCTAGTGTTTGAGACTAGTACGACTACCAATTACGTCAGCGGGGCATTATTTAAACATAGATGAAAGGACTTTCTC